TCTACTGCATATACTACAATTAATGCAACAATTAATACTCCTACATCTGGAATTATTGTTATGTCATTGACAGCTGTAGATACAGCCGGACTTAAATCTGGTAGATATGTTTATGATTTACAAATTACTGCAGCTGATTCAACAGTTACAAGAGTTATTGAAGGAGTAATAACCATTAGACCAGAGGTAACCAAGTAATGGCAAATGTCGTTGTACAAGCAGCTGCAGCAACTCCTAATGTTATTAAAGTAACACAAGCAGGAGTAGCCGCATCAGCTGTTGTTCGGTCTACAGAAGTAAGAGGAACTATAACAGTTAACGCAGCTGTTGATGTTGATTCATCAACCGCACCAAATGATTCTTTATTAATTTGGAACTCAAGTACATCAAGATATGAATTAAAAGCATTTACTGATTTAGCTTTTGATGCGGGAACAATGTAAAGGGTAAACTATGGCCAATACAATACAGATAAAAAGATCAACGAATAATACAATACCTAATTCTAATATTAGTGGTGGTACTCTTACTAATGGTGAATTGGGTTATTCGTATTCGTCAGATGATGGTAGTGGAGATGAAGCAGGAGCAGGTAAATTATTTATCGGTCATGCAGATGGTTTAGGTGGAACAAGAGCTGCAGTAATTATTGGTGGTTCTTATTTTACTAAACTGTTAGATCATGCTAATGGAACTCTTACTGCATCATCAGCAATTTTAACAGATAATAATTCTCATATAGATGCTCTTAAAACAACTGCACTATATCTTGGTGCAAGTGGTTCCGGTGTTCAAGTATCTGCTTCTGCCGCAGAGTTAAATAAACTTGATGGTGTTACATCATCTACTGCTGAGTTAAATGTTCTTACTGGTATTACATCAAGTACTTCTGAACTTAATAAACTTGATGGTGTTACATCAACTACTGCTAAATTAAATTATGTAGATGTTTCTCCGGGAGCATTAACTGCTAGTAAAGCAATGGTTGTTGATGGTACTTCAACTATTAATACTGTTAAAACAAATGCACTTTATTTAAGTGGTGTTCAAGTATCTTCTTCAGCGACAGAGTTAAATCTGTTAGATGGTATTACTGCAATTGATACAGACCTATCATCTGTTGCAGGAACTCATACCACATTAGTAAGTGCCTTAGCAGCAAAAACATATATTGATAATACACGATCTGGTTTAGAAGTAAAAGATTCTGTAGGAGCTGCTACAACTGCAAATCTTACTGCAACATATAATAATGGTACATCAGGTGTCGGTGCAACATTAACTAATTCGGGTGCTCAAGCTGCACTTGTTATTGATGGTGTTACTCTTACGACTAATGATAGAGTATTAGTTAAAGATCAAACAACAGCAACACAAAATGGTGTTTATATACCTACAGACTTAGGTAGTGGTGCATCTAATTGGGTACTTACTAGAACTACAGATTGTGATACAGCTGCAGAGTTTAATTCTGGTGTATTTTTCTTTGTTGAGAAGGGTACAGAGAATGCTGATAATGGTTTTGTAATGTCACAAGATACTGCTATTACTTTTGGAATAACTAATATTACATTTTCACAATTCTCTGGTGCCGGACAAATTACAGCAGGAAGTGGTCTTGCAAAATCTGGTGATACTTTATTAGTTAATACGGGTACTGGTATTACTGTTACATCAGACAATATTGTTATTGATACTGCATGGGCAGGACAAGCTGCAATAACAACTGTTGGTACTATTGGAACTGGTACTTGGAACGCAACATCAATTAGTACAACAAAGGGTGGAACTGGAATTAACACTTCAAGTGCTACTGGTGTTGGAATAGTTACAAGTGGAACATGGTCAACCCCTGCACAATTAACAGTTGGATTTGGTGGAACGGGTGCTCAAACATTTACATCTAATGGAATACTTTATGGTAATGGTACTGGTGCAATCAATGTAACTGCAGCTGGTGCGGATGGTTACTTTCTTAAATCTAGTAGTGGAACACCTGCATGGACAAATGTAATTGATGGTGGAACTTTCTAAATGGCAATTATATCTATATCAGACAGTCAAGTAAATAGTGCGGATCAAATTCTAGTTGCTGATGCAAGTAGTAAGATTCCTGCGAAAGATGGTAGTCAGATAACAATTCTGAATGCTTCCAATGTTGCAACGGGTACGATAGCTTCTGCTCGTTTAGATGTTGGAACGACTGCAAATAAGTTAGTTCAGCTCGATGGTTCAGGAAATCTTCCTGCTGTTGATGCAAGTCAACTAACTGGTATAGTATCTGCAACAATCTCTGCAAGTGATCCGACTGTATCAACAAATCCTTCTGGTGGTGTTGGAACTGAATGGTTAAATAGTACAAGTGGTGAAATGTACATATGTACTGATGCAACTGCTGGTGCAAACGTATGGACTAATGTGGGAGCAGGTTCAGGTGATGTAGAACCACATCAAATGCAGGGAACAACTTATGGATATGTTACTGGAACTTCAGGTTATGCTGATGTAATTCAGAGATTTCCTTTTGCAGCAGCAGGCAATTCTGTAGATGTGGGAGATATGTCACAGGGCAGAAGTTCAGGAGCAGGACATTGCTCGGCTACTCATGGATATGTAACAGGTGGCAACACAGCTGCTCCTACTTTGACTCTTATAATAGAGAAGTATAGTTTTGCTACTGGAACACAAAATGGTTCTAATATTGGTAACATCACGGAACAAAGAACTTATCCGGCAGGTTCAACATCATCAACTCATGGTTATACTGCTGGTGGTAATGCTTCAGCATCTGGCACAGGTGGTGGAGTAACTATAGATCGTTTTCCATTTGCAACAGACACGAATAGTTCAGACGTAGGAGATTTGACAGTAGGTAGACAACATCTAGGTGGTCAGTCTAGTACTACGCATGGATATTGTACAGGAGGTTATGCATCATTCCATAATGTTATTGATAAATATTCTTTTTCTGCATCAGCCACGGCTACAGATGTAGGAAATTTGACTGCAGCTAAAAATATAGAAGCCGCAGCTAGTGATGTTGTTTCTACTGCTAGTGGTTATACTATGGGTGGATATAATGGTGGAAATAATAATGTTATTGAAAAATTTAGTTTTACTACAGATGGCAATGCTGTTGATCTCGCAGATTTAACACAATCAAGAAGGGAATGTATAGGATCATCATCTGAAACACATGGATATGCTTCAGGTGGATATACAAGTAGTTCAGTTAATACTATTGATAGATTTAGTTTTTCTGCTGGATCAAATTCTGTAGATCATGGTGATCTATTGACATCAGACTATGCATATTCAGCTACACAAGTTTAAGGAAAACAAATGTCAGACGGAACTTTACAAACTTTAGATGTAACAATGTTAGATGATGTGAACAATGCTTCAGGCCTTGTTCAACTTGATTCTAATGCAAAGATACCTGCTTGCTCTGGAGCTGCAATTACTGGATTATCTTCAGTAACAAAAAATGCAAGTGACCCTGCCATAGCAACGAATCCTTCTGGTGGTGTTGGAACTGTTTGGCAGAATACTACAAGTGGTGAAATGTATATTTGTACAGATGCAACAGCAGGAGCTAACGTATGGACTAATGTGGGAGCAGGTTCAGATAATATACAACCTTGGCTTTATGGTGGTACTCAATATGGTTATAGTCATTGTGGTGGGCCATATGGTTATTACAATACTATTGATAAATGGTCTTTTACTAGTGATGGAAATGCTGCTGATGTAGGTGATAATACAGATAACCGAGCATATCTAGCTGCGAATCATTCATCTACACATGGTTATGTTTCTGGTGGTGAAACAGTAGGTTCTACGAATATTATTGATAAAAACTCTTATGCAACAGACGGAAACGCTACTGATGTCGGAGATTTATCTTGGGCGGATCGTTGGAACAGGGGACAAAGTTCTGAAACCCAGGGTTATAGTAGTGGATTTGAATCACATATGACAGCTATTCAGAAAATTAGTTTTTCTAGTGATGGAAATGCAGTTGCAAGTTCTGCTACTTTGGCAAATAACGCATATGGTTATGCTGATGCCTCATCAACAGATTATGGTTATTGTGCTGGCGGTCAACCTTATACTAATGCAATTCAAAAGTTTTCATTTACAGCAGATAATAATGGTACTGATGTAGGAGATTTGTTAGCAACTAAATGGGAAACAACAGGTGTTTCATCTGCAACATATGGTTATTCTTGTGGTGCTTCTGCACCGCAAATTAGTAATGTAATAGATAGATATAGTTTTAGTACTGATGGAAATAGTACTGATGTAGGAGATTTAGCTATTGGTGGTGCGAGAGGTTGGGCGGCCGGATCATCATCACAAACTTATGGTTATATTATTGGTGGAGGTTATCCGACAGCTCTTAATGTTATAGAGAAATTTAGCTTTAGTACTGATGGAAATACTACTGATGTCGGAGATTTAACAGTAGCAAGATATGGTCTTGCTGGTTCAGAATACTAAGGAAAACAAATGGCAGTAAATAAATTAGACATTACAATGATGGAAGATGTAGGAACATCTGCAAGCCAACTCTTACAACGAGATGGTTCAGGTAATATTCCAGCTGTTGATGGAAGTCAAGTAACTGGTCTTTCAGAATTTACTACATCAACAAGTGATCCTGCAATAGATACAAATCCGTCAGGTGGAGTTGGTTCACTCTGGTATAATAAAACTGGTGGTGAGATGTATGTATGTACAGATGCAACAGCTGGAGAAAATGTTTGGACTAATGTAGGAGCAGGTTCAGGTGATGTAAGTCCTTTTTACGGTTTGGGTGATACTTATGGTTATGCTGCTGGTGGAGGAGCAGGAGCTCCACTTTATTCAAATGTAATTGAGAAATTTGCATTTAATACAAGTAATAATGCTACTGATGTCGGAGATTTAACAGTAGCTAGAGGTGATGGACAATCTGGCCATTCTTCACAAACTTATGGATGGATGGGTGGTGGTGGAAATCCTCCAGCTAATGTTATTGATCGTTGGAGTTTTAGTAGTAACGGCAACGCAACTGATTGGGGTGATTTAATTGGTCAATCAAGTTCAAGTGTATATGGGCATACAGGACACTCATCTGAAACTCATGGTTATGCTTCTGGTGGAGCTTGGGGTGCTGCTTGGAATAAAATTCAAAAATTTACTTTTGCATCAGCAGCAAATGCTACGAGTGTTGGAACTTTAACAGGAAGTTGGTTATATAATACTGGTGTTTATTCTGCTACTTATGGATATAGTATGGGAGGACATCCTGCTCATACTGCCATTAATAAGTTTTCTTTTGCATCAGATGGTAATGCTACTAGTGTAGCTACATTGTCAGTTGGCAGAAAATATGGTGGGGGAGCAACATCGGGGACGCATGGTTATCATATAGGAGGTCAAACTTCTGGAACTGTCAATGATATTGAAAAATTTTCAATGGTTAGTGACGGAAATGGTACTGATGTGGGAGATTTAACATCAGCGATATATTCTCCAGCTGGTATTAATAGTGCAACTCATGGGTACGCAGCTGGTGGGTCAGGAAACATTAACCTTATCCAAAGATTTAGTTTTTCTAGTGATGGTAATTCTGTTGATACTACCCAAGATTTAACTGTTGGTAGGGCATATCCTACTGGACACCAAGTTTAAGGAAAACAAATGAAATGGAGGTTTTATGGAACAGAATGAATTTGATGATAAAATAAAGTATGCACAGAATATTATTAATATTCTACAAACAAGACTGAATGAAAGTGTAGCACAGAATGTTCAGTTGGAAGCAACTATTATAAAATTAAAAGAAGAATTAGAACAAATTAAACAGGAACCAGTAGATGGCGATAGTACTAAAACCGAAGAAAAGTGAAACAGCATCATCAGTACCAACGACAAGTGATTTAGCTGTTGGTGAAATCTGTATGAATGTTGCAGATCAAAAGGTATATACTAGAAAATCTGATAATTCGATTGTTATAGTTGCAAGTCATGGTCTGACGGACTTAGATGGTTCTGTAACTACATCCAAACTAGCAGATGGTGCAGTAACAACAATTAAGTTAGCCGCAGATGCCGTTGATGGAACTAAACTTGCAGACAACGCTTGTAATAGTGAGCATTATACTGATGATTCAATAGATGATATCCATATTAGTGGAATGGCTGCAAGTAAATTGACAGGAACTATAACTCCTTCTGATAATACGGTTACTGGGGCAAAGATCGCACTTGGTTCTGATGCAGCAGGTGATGTTATGTATTACAACGGAACTAATTATGTAAGGTTGGCAAAGGGAACAGCAGGACAAGTATTAACAGTAAATTCTGGTGCAACAGCACCTGAATGGGCTGCTGATTCTACTAATGTTACAGGAACATCAGTTGGTGGTGATTTGTCAGGAACTGTTGGTAATGCACAGATAGCAACAAACACAGTTGGTATAACAGAATTAAATGTTTCAGATGGAACAAATGGACAGGTATTAAAAACAAACGGCTCTGGTACTCTTAGTTTTATAACTATAGCAGAAGGAGTATCAGAAGCAACAGCAACTTCAAAGGCTGTAACAATGGCAATCGCGTTAGGATAAAACTATGGCATATCCAGACTCAAGAATTACATCAAGAACACTCTTAAAAGAATATTGTTTAAGACGATTGGGACATCCTGTTATTGAAATTAATGTGGATGATGAACAATGTGATGATAGAATAGATGATGCTTTAGAATTTTTTGCGGAGTATCATTTTGACGGTGTAGAAAAAGTTTTTCTCAAACATACAATAACACAAGACAATATAGATAATGAATATATAGCTATGAGTGATCCTGCTGATCCAGTAGGGGGTCCTGTTATTGGTGTGAATAGAGTTTTGCCTGTTCCCAATTTCAATGCTTTCCAGACTGGATTCTTCAATGAGGAATTTCAACTTCGCTTGCAGGATTTAAATACATTTACTGGTTCGTCATTGATTAATTGGCAGATGTCATTACAAAATTGGTCAATGGTCGATCATCTATTTACTGTAACACCGACAGTTCATTTTAATCGTAAACAAGACAAATTATATTTGGAAACAAATTGGGATGATAAATTTGATGTTGGTGATATTCTTATTGTTGAATGTTGGCGTATGTTAGATCCGACACAATATACAGAAGTATATAACGATATGTTTTTAAAGAAATATGCTTCGGCATTGATTAAAAGACAATGGGGAGAGAACTTAAAGAAGTTTGAAGGAGTGCAACTTCCTGGTGGTGTTACACTTAATGGTAAGACAATCTATGATGAAGCTGTAGAAGAAATTACTAAGATTGAAGAAGAAATGAATTTGAAATATGAACTTCCACCTACTGGGCGATTAGGCTAATGGCAACTAATTTATATTTTCAAAATACAACATCTCATGCAGAGCAAGAGTTAATCAACTCTTTGACTAGTGAAGTAATACAAATTCATGGTATGGATGTTTTTTATCTTCCAAGAACTTTGATTAAAGAAGATTTAATTATGGGTGAAGATGTATTATCTAAATTCTCTACTGCATATGAAATTGAAATGTATCTTAAAACTACTGATGGGTTTGGAGGTGAAGGTGATCTGGTTACAAAGTTTGGTTTAGATGTTCGTGATGAAGTTATCTTTACAGTTCATAAAGATCGGTTTGAACTTTCTACAGATATGGATAAACCATTGGAAGGAGATTTGATTTTCTTACCAATAAGTAAAGGACTTTTTGAAATTAAATTTGTTGAACATGAACAACCATTTTACCAAGCTGGGAAGAATTATAGTTTTGATTTAACTTGTGAGTTATTCCAGTATGCTGAAGAACAACTGGAAACAGGTATTAGTGATATAGATGCAATAGAGAAAGAACAAGGTTATACAATTGATCTTGTTATGTCTGCTGGTGGTAGTGGTGTATTTACAACTGATGAATCAATTTATCAAGGTCCTAGTTTAGCCAATGCTACATTTAAAGGAATTGTAGTTAGTTGGGATGCTACGACAAGAGTATTACGACTTAATGATACATCGGGTGCTATGGCGGCATCAACAAATGTGATTGGTGCAACAAGTGCTGCTTCATGGTCTTTATCATCTACAACTGATTCAACTGGTAAAGCTGACTTAGATCAAGTATTACCAACTGATGATAATGCTGATAATTTAGAGTTTGAGATTGAAGCAGATTCAATACTTGATTTCTCAGAAAATAATCCATTTGGAGATGTAAGATAATATGTTTGGTACTTATTTTTATAATAAGAATATACGAAATATTGTTATTCTTTTTGGAACAGTTTTTAATGATATTAGTATAAGACGAGTTAATTCTTCTGATGTGGTTCAAGAAGAAATTAAAGTTCCTATAGCTTACGGACCTGCTGAGAAGTTTTTAGTACGATTACGAGAAGCAACTGATATAAGTAAGGGCAAAATAGGACTTACATTACCACGAATGTCGTTTGAATTTACAGCTATTACTTATGATCCTACACGAAAACTTGTAACTGGTAAGCAATTTAAAAAAGTTCATCCATCAGATCACACAAAATTAACTAGAATTTTTTCACCAACACCATATAACTTTGATTTTAATTTAAGTGTTATGGTAAAAAACTCTGATGATGGAACACAGATACTTGAACAGATATTACCATACTTTGCTCCGGCATATCAAGTGACAATGAATGAGTCGAGTTCTATGGGTATTAAAAGAGATATACCCGTTATCTTTACAGGATTGACAACTGAAGATACTTATGAAGGAGATTTTCTTGCAAGACGAGCTCTTATACATACATTGACATTTACGGTACAAGGTTTTCTTTATGGCCCAACGTCAGATATTGGTATTGTTAAAGAAGTTGATATTGCCAAGTACGATCAAACGACACAGGCAGCATTAGTATCAGCAGACAGAGTGAAAGCAAGTAACACAGATATTAAACCGGATCCGACAACAGCAGATGTTGAAGATGATTTCGGATACACAACAACTTATACGGAGTAATAAACATGGCTTGGGTAGCAATTGCAAAAACAGGTAATATATGGGAGTATGAAAATACTGCCACGGCAGCTCATACATATTCAGAGGCCAATGGTTCATATTCAGGTGGTATAAGAACTTTTACTACACCCGGTGCTTCACCAAATCAAGAAACTTATGTAAGATGTAGAATGGCTGTTGATGATGTAGAACGTGGAGAACTTTCTAAAACTTACTGGGATGCACAATAAGAATAGGATAACTATATGAAGAAATCAACTGTTGAAAAATTAAATAAAGTAATAGATGTAACAGGTGACTTGATACCAATTGAAGTAAATAAAAAAGAAAAAGTAG